GTGTATCTTCCACGCGTTCGACGCCAAATCTTCGCATGATGGGTATGGTTCTGGGTCGCCCATTGGTGTAGTGTTTCTTGCACATCGCACACCAAACGGAGCGCCCACTATGGTTGGAATGATCGGTATCATCTGCATGATGGTTGCCACCCCGCCCTCGCCCTCGCCCGAGTGCCGGGTCTATTCTCGGCCCTTCAACGGCACGCTGGCCGAGTGCCGTGAGGATCTCCCCTACTGGTATGACCGGTTCGGGGAGGCTGCGCGTCAGATCGAGGCCAACAGCCCTTCCCTCACCTTGCTGTCTTACGACCTGGTTTGCGAGGCTCAGCCCACATGAGCGACGAGCCTCATCCCTCTGAAGACGTCCCACGCGCGCGAGCACTGGACCTTGCCAAGGAGCTGACTCTTGGCTCTCGCAAAGTGGATTATGGTGATCCTGTCGCCAACCACTGGCACATTGCCCGCATCTTCAACGCGATCACGGGGCACAGCCTGACGGCGCGCGACATTGCCTTGGTTCATCAGGCCACCAAGCTGGCCCGTCGCCAGAACTCACCTGAGCATTATGACTCGTATGTCGATGGCATGGCCTACACTGGCATCGAGTTGGAGTGCGCTCTGTCTGAGTGCATCAAGGGCGAGGGTGAGAGCGGGGGTTAGCACCCCCGCTCTGTGGGGTTAATCGTCCAGGGCTTTTCGTGCCTCTACCTCGATCCATCCGCGAGCCTCGTCGTCGGTTGCGTTCTGCGCCACTGTGCATCGGTGGATGCCTTCCAACGCTTCCCGCAGCCGCTTGTTCTCGGCCTGTAGGGCTTCGATGCGGTCGGCGGCTTCTTCGTGTAACGCGCCTTCTGGTTTTCCCATGTCGCACGCCCAGATGTTTTCCCAATCCTTCAGGCGCTCAAGCAAGTAGTCGCTCATGTCTATCTCCTTCGTGGGTCAGAGGTGGACACCATCGTTCTACCTCATTGTTCCTGCTGCCCCGCATCCGCTCTGTTGCGGTGGACACATGCGGGGCCAAGGCGTTGATCATCAGCTGAGTCATCTCATTCCTCGTCCTTACAGAGCCAGTCCACCACCCATAGAATCACAGTTACCCATGTAAGAAGGACAAAGGTGATGGCTCCCACAATGACGAAGAAAGAGAGAGCGAGCGCAAACGCGGTTTCGATAATGGTCATACCTCATCCTCCGACCGGGCGCGAATGGCGGCAAGCGACTTGTCCACTTGGGCAAAAACCCGATCCCATAGCCAGCGATGGCAGGTCATCGGAACATTTGTGCAGTCACCACAATGCGGGTCATCGGTAGGGGCGCCGCGCGTCATCCAGTGATTGAACCAGACGGAATAGTCCGGATGGTCCTCCTCACAGTCTTCTTCCACAGCCAAGATCATGGCTCCTAGCATGTGGCGGATTTCCTCCCGTTCCTCAGCCCTGATCCGCGCGTCTCGCTCGGCAAGTGCGTCACGCACGGGGCCGGTGGCGAGGTCGTCAATCTTGTCTTCAAATGTTGCCTCGTCAAAACCCGTTCCCGCGCTGTCATGGTAGATGCACGAGTTTGTTATGCTCACCACTTCCTCATACGCCGCAGCCACCCGTGCGCGGGCCTCGTCGCGCTCTCGAAGAAGCGTCAGAAGCGTGTCAGAGGTCCGGTTTCCGGTTTGAGGTTTGCCTCGGAAATCCCATGAAAGGCGATTGGTTTCACAGGCGATAGTCCAAGCCAGCCGCTCCACTGCTTCCTTACTCGTATCGGTCATATCAGCCCCCTTCTCCTCCTCATTCGCCTTCCTTGTGGCGGGCCTTGCCTGGCCCACCAGTTCGTCTCGTGGTGATGGTGCGTCGCCGTCGCAGCAATGGCTAACGCCGCACCCTCCGCACTCGGGGCAGGGCTCATACCCGATCACCCTGCTCTGGCCGTCAGCCATGGTGGTGAAGCCGTTCCCGTAGCATGTATCGCAGATCATTGGGCCACCTCGCTCTCTCCGCGAATGATCGTTTCACCGGCCTCTCCGCAGTAAGACAGGGTCAGGTAACTCACGTCCCTTACAGGATCATAGTCCCACTCCTGGTAGCAGGATGCGGCTCTTTCAGCCTCGATCCGCGCCTCTGCATTTCTGCTGAGCACCGTCCCAATCGTTATGGAGAGCGCAACTGCCGACACAACGCCAACCACCCCGGCGGCAACGGCCCATTCAGCGCCGTTTTTCCCGTCCATGATGGCTTCCATGAAGCCTTTTCTCTGATCTTCCATGATCTCAGTCCTCATTGTGTGTGATGTAAAAAGGGCGGCGACTTTCGCCGCCGCCCAGTGGTGTGTGTGATGAGGCGCGGCCTTCATCCTTGGCCGCTGTTGTCCTCAAGCCTTCCCTCCACCTCGTGGAGGATGTCGATCACGCGATCCAAGTCTCGCACCGTGCCCTCAAGTCCGAGTTCCACGGCCCGCCCTCTGGCCTCGGAAGCTGCCCTCATGGCCTCCTCGATCCGGCGGTTAACCACGTCTGCCATTCGTCCCCGTTCCCCCTTTCCATAGATAAACTTTCGCATACTTGTCACTCGTGGCGCCGGGGGCAAAACCTTGCCAAATCCCTGCCACCTCACATCTACATGCACCCACACGGGTGTCAAGGATATTAAACATCTGGGGTGCCTACACATTCCGTTGGCACCCTACCGGGTGTCTTTACCCGTTCGTGAACTCCTGCATCAGGAGTGCCGCCCCCTACATCCATCCTGATTTATCCTTTCTCATCAGTCCCTTGCCTCATTCACGCCCATCGGGGTCTGCCATTTTCTTGCCATCACCGAACCCCTCCGGCTCTGACACCTCCCAGAACTCCGCCACCGCCTCCATGGTGCTGGCCGCAAGGTTCAGGACCGCTCTCACGTCCTTCATCCGAACCCATTCCTCCATGTCGAGCGGCCCATACTTGGCCTCTTCCTCGCTGTACCAGAGCCCCGGATGGCGGTGGTCCGTGTAGATCTTCCGCATCACGCAATCCCCTCCACGGCATCTCGCAGCTGGCTCGGCGCGAGGTGCGCATACCGTGTCGTCGTCTGAATAGAAGAGTGCCCCAACAGCTTGCCGACCCGGTAAAGGTCAACGCCCTGCTGAACAAGTCGGCTCGCAAAGGTGTGGCGCAGATCATGGAACCGCAGGTCCTCGATCCCAGCCTCACGGCACGCCTTGGCCCACTTGGGGTACAGGCTCGCCCGCCCCCATGGCCTGCCCTTCTCGTCCCGAAAGACCGGCCCACTCTCATAGGCGTCTCGCCTTATCTGCTGCCTGCCCAGAGCCGCCCACGCCGCACTGTTCAGCGGCACCCGGCGCTTCCTCACCCGCCGCCCCTGGCCCTTCCGGGTCCACGTCACGGCGCTGCCGTCCTTGGCATTTACGTCGGACCACTCCAGCCTCGTCGCCTCGCCAAGCCGCATCCCGGTGTTCACCAGAAACAGACAGAGGTCCCTCAGATCATCCTCCATCACCGCGAAAAGCCTCTCCTGTTCATCGGCCTCCAGATACACCTCCCGTGCGTCATGAACCGATGGCCCTTCAATCCTCTCCAGAACCTCAGCCCGCACCGGCAGGCCGCGCTTCATTCCCCACCTCAGCACGGCCTTCACCGCCCTGATCCGCCGGGCAACGGTCCCGTCGCACAGGCTCCCGTCGCCCCATGCGTGCGCCTCGATGGCCTTCTCGTCCAGATTGTCCAGCCGCACGCCCCCGAACTTCTTCTCGAAGTCCTTCACGAACCACAGGCTCCCTTCTCCGGGGGCATCCCGCCTCCCCATGTAGGCCCGCACAAGGTCCTCGACGGTCTCGCCGCCCGTCGCCCGCATGGCCTCCCGCATCACCCTGGCCTTGGCCGCATCGAGGTAGTCTTCATCCCCGACACCAAGCCCGAGCGACTTCCTGATCCTCACTCTCTCTCCGTCAGGACGGACGACCGTCCCGTGGGCATAATACTTCCTGCCCACCTGCTTCACCCGCAGCATGGCTCTCACCTCCTTCTCTCAATGTGGAACGTGTGTGATGAGGCGAGGCGCCCTCTCAGTCGCCTCGCTTCTTCAGAAGCTTGTCATACTTGTTGCCGACCGGCATTGCCGCCCATCCCTTGGACAGACCGCCAGACACCACCTCGTATTCTTCCTCGCTCATGGCGTCCAAGACAGGACCCACGGACAGGGCCAACGCATACCGAGACCCCTGATCGAACTCTTCCATCAGCCGCTTCACATACACCTTCACGGTGTTCAGCGACAGGCCGAGCCTCTCCACGATCTCGTTGTTGGATTTCCCCGCCACGATCAGCTGCAAGACTGCGTGCCTTTTCGTGCTCAGCTTCGCCAGTTTCCCGACATAGCTGACATCGACATCCACCTCATCCATGTCGGCGCGGTCCAGCATCACGTCGCCGTCCGCGCCCAACTCTCTCAGAACGAGGTCAATCTTCCCCTCTATCCTCCTGAGGCTCTCCAGAACACTCATCTTCTCTCTCCTCTCCGCCAAAGTGGCGCTTGCACCACTCGACTACGTCCCCGAAATGGGGCGTCTCCATTATCAAGCGGAAGTCGTAGAAGATGTGCTCCCGCTTCACCTCACCAAAAATCCTTGCCTCGCTCCCCTCCTCCCTCACGAGGATGGCATATCTCTTGAAGCAATCGGACTTCTTTTTCCCGTGCTGCCTTATCCCGCCCCGCATGGCCCTCATGGTGGAGGGACCGCTCGACTTCATCTGGTCCACCGGGATCAAAAGAAGAAGCTCTCCCTCGTCCACGTCTTCCGTGTTCCATATCTGCTCACTCTTTACCTTGCGGAAGCCTTGACCCTCCGGATCGAAGCCGTCAACTGCGTATGCCCTTACAGTTCTCAGTTTCCCCCGCTTCCGGGCCAGCTTGCGGTGGTTGTGTGACGGGCGGAAGTCCCACTCCTCGTCGTCGAGCCCGGACAAGAACTCCGCGTCCATGGCCTTCGACAGCAACTCCCTCACGAGCGGGTCACTCACCAGTTCCTGACGCTCTCTCCACGTCATCATGATGATCTGATGGGTTGATTGCTGAACCGCCCGCCACACCATGGCTATGACCTCCTGCCGCCTTGCCACAAGCGCCACCATTTTGGGTTGCGCTCCATGAAGGAGGACCACTCACCCCTCGACATGCTGCCCTTCAACTGGTTGCAGGCTCGGCAGCACAAGACGGTGCGCTTACCCCCCATACTCTGAGGGGTAACATGATCCTTGGTCAGGGCCAAGCTGGAGTAACACCAGCTTGACACCAACTGGCGTCCGCACCAGTGACAACAGTCACCCTTCCGGACGCGTCTCCTCGTGGCTTTGCGGCGGCGTTCCGGTCTCCTGAGGTAGGAGACCATCTGCCACCAGTAGGTCATGACTCATCGTCCCCTTTCCCGCCGATCATGTCGAAGGGGTCGTCGGGAAACTCGTTCCCCCCGTCACCCTCAAGGAAGACGACCTCCTGCCCGCTCAGATCGACAGCCCGCACGGCGAGCCGCTGACCAGCGAACCCCGTGTGGAAGAAGTTGGTCACGAGCATCTCCGCAATCGTGTCCTTGATCAGCTGCACGTTGGCACCAGACCGCACCGTCATGTTGGCGTTCTCTGCGCACTCCAGAAGCACAGCCGCCACGCCATCAGCGATGTCCCTGATGTCGCTCTCATCGTAGGACGCCCACTCATCGTCCTTGGCGATGGGCCTCACGAACTCGGACGCATCGAGCGCAGACTGCGCCGCCCTCGCCATCCGCTGGCTTGCACCTGTCGGCGTCGCCACCACGGAGGACCTGCGGCCAGCGTCGCCGCTGCCCCACGAGTCGCCATACCTGCGCGGCGCGTTGTAGGTGCCCCGAGAGTAGTAGGGCTCGGACGTGTAGGGTTGGCTGCGATAGACCGAAGACTGCGACCCGTAAGTCCCGCCCGATCCATACCCGGCACCATAGTCCACCACCTTGGCCTTCGCCTTGGGCTTCTTCTTGCCCATCATGCCGTCGATGTTGTCCGACAGCAGGCCGTCCACGTAGTCTTCGCCCTTTTTCTTGTCGTCAGTCATGTCTCATTCTCCTGTGTGTGATTGGTTGTCTCAGGGTGGCGGCTCATGCCGCCACCCGCTTCACGCTCTTGCCGATCAGGGCCTTCGCCAGCAGGTCGATGGCCTCGCCAGACAGGTCTTGAAGGCTGCCAACCACCACGTTGCGGGGGTAGAAATTCCGGACAGAGTTGCTCTGAATACCGACGCCAATCGTCGTGACCCCCTTGGCCTCAAGCCCCCGAACGACCGACTGGAGGTGCCCTACGAGAAGGCCGGGCTCTTCCCCATCCGGCCCCTCGACGCAGGCAGAAGGATGGCCGTCAGACAGGACCATGAGAACCTTGCGCTGCTCGGGCCTGTTCAGAAGCCGCCGACCCGCAACCTCAAGGGCGTCGCCGTCCGTGTTGTTGCCGCCCAGGCTATCGGCAATGGCAGCTATCAGCGGCTTGGCCTCGTGGAGCCGCTCGTCAAAGCTTTTGAAGACCGGCATCACCAAGGGTTCCGTCCGTCCGATCAGGCCACTGTCCACGGCTTTCCGGAGCACACGCTGCATCTTCTTGTATTCCTCCGCCTCTTTGTCACGGTCTCCTCTCACGCCATCCACGCACCTGATCGCCATCTCCTCGAAGTTGTGGAAGCCCAGAACCTCGTAGGAAATTCCAGTCCGTGCGACGCACTCGACCAGAGCCATCGCGCATTGCGCCGCGATGGCTCTCTTGCTGCCAGGCCCTCGGCTCATGGACCCGGAGAGATCGACCAGCAGGCTGACCGCCGTGTCCACTTCCTTGCGATCAGTCCTGTCCTTGTAGACGTTGGCGCGTCCGGCCAGCACGGACACGAACCGCTTGCTGTCCAGCCTGCCCATCTCCCTGCCGAAGTCCCAATCCCGGCGCTGCTCGGCCAGAAGCGCGCGCTCCAGCTTCGTCCGCATGGCATTGACCTCGCCCTGCATACCGTCCCGCATCTTGTCGTAGTCCAATGCAGAGAACGCACTCCACGTCTCCTCGTAACAACCGGGGCTCTCCCTGTCGGGCATGACATCCCACCTCGTGGTCAGGGCGCAGTAGCCTTCCTTCTTGGCGATCTCCTCCACGACAGTCTTCAACGCCTGGGAAGGTTCCCCGTCGAAGACTTCGGAGGTGTCGCCTTTGACGCGGCGTTCTCCTCCACCTGGCCCTTCTGTCCATTCGGGCTCCTCCTCCGGGTCCTCCGGCTCCTCCATGGGCGAGCCGATCTCCTCCCACACCTCCTTGGCCAGACGGAGAACATCGCCCGTGTTGCGGCAGCCATCCAGACGCTTCACCCAGTCCCGCACCTTGGTCTGAATGTCCTCGTCCAGAAGGGCCATGGCCTCGGCGAACGCCTCGCTGCCATAGCCCTCACGCCCGGCCCAGGTGATGGCGAGCGGCCCGATCTTCGACAGGTCTCGCATGTCGTCGGCCTCGACCTCGCCCTCTGCGTGGCGCTTGATGAACTGCTTGCTCACCGCATGGCCAACGGCATTGAGGTTCTTGAGCGCGCCGGGGTAGTCGCCAATCGTGATGCGCTCGGCGCGAATGTCCTCCAGCGCATTGGCGAAGCGGAAGAGCGGCTGCTGCCCGCCCGCCTTGCACTCCTTCATGAAGCGGTCTGTCTCCTCCATGTCCGTGTTGCGCACGTGGCTGGCCTCGTGATCGAGAAAGCCCCGGATAACCTGCGCGCCCTCGTCGCTGATCGTGGCGTCGCTCGGCATCGCTGGCAGCATGATCGTGTTGCCGTCAGTCTTGGCCTCGCCGCCCTCGAAGACGACCTTCACGCCGCCGTTGCGCCCAAAGACAGCCGCCGTCTGGCGCAGTTCGTATTGCAGATCGCTTGTGCTGATCATCGGTATGTCCTATGTGAACGATGTGTGTGATGAGGTGGGAAGGGCGACCGTAGCCGCCCCACCCGCTGGTAGAGGGGGCGGCGTCAGTCGCCCCCTTTGTTCTTGCTCAGTCGAAGACCCGGTCGATGATGCCACGCAGGACAGCAGCGTCCTGAGCCGTCGCACGGTTGAGAACCACGACGTCCATGGCCTCACGCATGGCCTTCTTCTCGTCGGGCAGGCGGTCCATGTAACGCATGGCCATCTTGGACAGACCCATGAAGCCACGAGGCGAGATCGGCTGGAGCACACGCGCCGTCTTGAACGCCTCCATGTGTTCCTTGACGTAGTGGTTGATCTTCTTGCGCCACTCTTCCTTGAGGCCCGGCGCAGCCTTCTGGATCAGGTGAGCACGATCATCGTCGCCGAGGTAGTCGATCTTCTGCCAGACGATGAAGCGGTCCAGCAGCGCCAGACTTTGCGGCCTCGCCCCAGGGTACATGCCATACTCGTCACCCTGCCCACAGGTGTTGCCCGTGGCGAAGAGCCGGAACATCGGGTGCGGCTTCACCACCCGGCCCTTGTCTTCCGTCACCATGAAGCCGCCCTGCTGCTCCAGCACACGCTGCATCACGTAGCTGACATCGCTGCGCATGAAGTCGAACTCGTCCATGCACAGGATCGCAGGCATGGCCAGCGTCTTCGGAAGGATGCCGTCCTCCCACTCCGTGAAGGTGCCGCCCGACCCGTCGTTGCGGATCACGTCCTTACCCACCAGATCCATGCGGGTGATCTCGGAGTCGAAGTTGATCCTCACGAACATGTAGCCAAGCCGGGCGGCGACCTGCTCGATCAGCGTCGTCTTGCCGGTGCCGCTGTGGCCGTGGAGCCAACTCGGCTGGTTCGTGATGATCGCCTCCAGAACGGCCATCAGTTCGAGGGGGCGGAAGATGTAGCCCTCGTCCACCTCCGGAACCAGCGGGTTGGGGGCGTCCCATTCCCAGACAGGCACGTCGAACTCGAAGGCGCTGGCGCCCCGGCCCTTCATGCCGAACAGCGTCTTGGCGCTGGCCGTCGTGACCTTGCCATCGGGGATGGTGCCGTCTTCCGACTTGACCTCGGCCCCCACATGAAGGGCGGCGGAGGAGGCTTCCTTTTCGAGCGCCTTGATCCGGCTGGCAGCGGCATCCAGCTTGCTCGACATGGAGTTGTAGCCCTCCACGATCTCGGAGATGGGGGCGTCGATCCCTGCGCTGGACAGGGCGAGGTTGATCAGCTTGCCGCTGTTCGCGTCGGGCACGTTCAGCATCTTCGATGCGACGGCGGCTTCTGCGATCTCGGCGACGGTCTCGTGTGCGGTGGTCATTGGTGTGTCTTCCTCGGTGTGTGTGTGTGAAGTGGTGGTGGCAGCGGCAGCCTTGGCAGCCGGAGCCCTCTCTTTAAGTTCCTTTATCAGGCGTTCAGCATCCTCCTTGATGGTGGCCATGGAAGGCTGGTTGTCCCCTGAACCGTAGCGGCCAAACGAGTAGCCGGTCCTGGTCGAGGGGTCCTTGGTGCCGTGGGTGGTCGGAGTCTTCACGGCCAAACAGAGGGCCGATGAGAAGCAGCTTCCAGTCCACCCATAGTGCGACGAAAATTCCCCCATCTCGTCCAGTGCATGGGCCAGGGCGAGGCCAGCCAGAACATCGACGGGGAGAGCATCACGCAGGCCGGATGCCACCGGCCTCACGTTGATCTGGTTGGCCCCGCTCCCCACGATAGGGGACGTATTGAAGAGCCTACGCAGCATACGTGTTGAGAAGCGTTTCTTGATGACGGGCGTTGCCAGCTTGCGCAGGGAAGCCCTCTGCCGAGGGGCGCTGCCATCTTCGATGGCAGCGACCAGCTGCAAAAGGTGCGCCAGAACATCCATCAGTGCAGCACCTCGCCTTCGTCCTCGTCGCCGTTCACCTGAATGACGCGCACGCCATCGACGTTCGACATGATCGACATGAGGATCGGAGGCACCGCCTCGCTCGGGACCTCATACATGCCGATCACGCCAGCGATCAGGGCCTCAAGACCCTGTGAGTGCATTTGGGAGGGCAGAGCCGACGATGCGAGAGCCACCATAAGGAAGAACGTGGTGAGCCCCGCCACGTCGTCGCTGCGGCGCACGCCACCCTCCTCCAGGCGGTTGAGGGCCTTCCTGTAGGAGTGCGAGTGCTCTTCGAGGTGACGGTGGTAGTCCTTCACCATCTCGCTGTCGATGGGTCCGGGCATCTTCTGGGTTTCGAGGTAGCTGACCACGCCCTCATGCGTGGCCTTGATCAGGTCCAGCGTGGCGTTTGCGAACTCCTCGGTGCCGGGCTTCGGGCCGTGCAGTTTCAAGATGTTGCTTGTCATGTCTCGTCCTTGGTTTTGTGTGTGATGGATGCGGCGGGCAGCACACACTCTGCCCGCCGCAAGGGCAGCCTCAGCTGCCTTGCGCCACCCCTGCAAGGGAGGGGAACAGGGGTGGTTAGGCCGACCGCTTCTGGATGATCATGCCCGACGTGTGCCGGGCTGCTACCGAGCAGAGCAGCTCAAGCGCCGTCGCCACGGCTCTCCTCTCGTCCTTGGAGAGGGCCTTGCGGGCCGTGTCGTTGGAGACGATGTCGATGCAGATGGCGATCAGGCCGTAGAAGGCGCCGACATCGTCGGTATCCTTGTACATATTGGCCACTCCGATCATGGCGGAGGCGATCTCTGGCGTGCTCATGGATTCGGGGGCGATGCCCGCTTCCTGTATGGCCCCGATGAACTTGGACAGCTTTTCCACGTCCAAGATGTCCTGGGTGTCGCTGTCGTCGGCCACGTATTTGATCATTGCCATTTGGTTCGTTCCCTTTGTGTGTGATGGAGGGAGTGGCAACCGGCTGGCTGCCGCCTCCCGCGTTATTAAGTTCCTTCGCGCCGCCGTCAGCGGTATGGGCTGAGAAGCATCTCGGTTATGGTGATGAGGAAGGCTCCGCTGATTATGCAGGTCACAAGTCCGAGCCAGCTGAGTCCTTCCGGGACCATCAGGCCAAGGCAAACGCAAGCCGCCAGCCCAAAGTGGCTCTGACGTATGTGGCCCTCTTTATCCCACCGCCTCAGGCTGCCAGCGTCGATGCGCTCAAACGCTGGCATGAACATGAAGCAAAAGATGATGTAACGCGCCGCCTTGCCGCCCTCACCTGAGTCGGTGAGGGCGAGCCAGAGAGTGCCGACCAGAACATGGTTGAGCGACGTCACTCGGCCATCTCCTCGGCTTTGCGCGCCTCGAAGACGGGCTTCCAGCACTCCAAGTGGTTGCCCTTCATCACCTCGCGGACAGCGATGGCTGCCTCTTGAGGCGTGGTGTCGGCGGGGCAGGCGCCGTTGTCGAAGAGGATGTGGCCATACCAGACGCTTGCCTCACCCCCTTCATACATGTCGCAGTCCTCGGGGCTCAGGCCGAGCGCCTTGAGCGCCGTGTCACGGGTGTTTCCCCAATTTTCCCACTCCCCCTCCTTCGGAGTCATGAAGTTGTTGACGATGTGTGCAGCATAGCCCGCGATGCAGCAGGCGGTGCCGCAGTCCCCCATGCCAGAGGTAAACTGGTAGGTGGCCTTGTTGGTGTAGTCCTCCCATCCGGATTCGTCCAAATCCATCTCGTTGACTCGCCCCATGTCCATGTTGAACTTCACGTGGGGTGCGCCAGCTTCGAGCCACTGGGCCAGTTCTTCGAGTGCTTGCATGTTCATGTGTTGGTCTCCTCTTTGTGTGTGATGATGGCCCGCTTTTCTTGCAGGCTCAGCGTTCGCTTCGGCTTCTTGTGGGGCTTGCACATTTCGCAGCTGCAACTCGCTCTGTTGCCCGCCCTTCGGGGGGCAAGCCGCTCGACCTCGGCTGCTGAAAGGTAGCCCCACGAATAAAGAACCTTCTTCGCCTTGTTCAGGGCACGCTCACGCTGAGCCCTCCTGTTAGGGATGCCCTTTCTAGCCATCAGTCCAGCCCTCCCTATCCGTGTATGATACGAGGACTTTGTTGGGATGTTCGGGCTCGCAGACTGCGCAGGTCTCGACGTTGTCGAAGTCGTCCACTCCGTCGAGGTTCCACTCGGTCTCGTCGGGGCAGTCATACCCATGACGAGACAGCTTGCTCATGGCATCGTCGAGGTCTTCCGCCTCCACGATGGCCGAGTAGTAGACACGTGCATCACGGCCTACCTGCACCCTGAATTTGGCCATCAGTCCAGCCTCGCCAGCCAGGCGATCTTGCCCTCGCGAATGACGGCAGTCATGGCCGCTTGGAACATGACCACGGTGGAGCCGTCGCCAGCCGTGCAGCGGCTGACCTCTGCGTAGGGCTCGTCCTCCTCGTAGCGCAGCGAGCGAAGCTGGAGCCTCGGATCGTCCGGGTCTTCGCTCACCTCGTCCAAGGTGAAGTGCTCCACGTCGAACTCGTAAGGCGTGACGCCAGCCGTGGCCTGATACCCCTCCACGAGGGCCTGCTCAGCGGGCGTTTCATTGTCCATGGCGTCGAGGTAGAGGACGATGAAGCCGATGGCGTCGTTGTTGGTCCAGTTGGGGCGGAGGACGCCGTTCTTGGTGTCCATGAGAAGCGTGGTCATTGGTCTTCCTTCGTGCTGTGTGTGATGTTCTCGTTGATCGCCTTCCTGACGAACTCATCGTGGCCCTTCTCAGCCTCCTCCCTCGTGGCGTATCGAGCGGGGATGTCTGCTGCGCCCATGTCCGGAACGCCGTCAACGATGGGTGCGATCAGCGTCTCGTAGAGAAGCGGTTCACCCCCCATTCCGTGGTTTAGGGCGAGGAATACCGTGCTGATCCACTTGTCGCCGACCGTGGTGCGGTTGATGGTGCAAGCGTTAACTGCCCCACCGGTTGAGGCTCCCGCCTCCGACATCCATTTGACCCACTCATCCAGATTGACGGGCTTCGGCTCGCCGCTCTCGTCCAGAATGTAGTAGTGCGAGGTCATGTTCTCTCCTTTTGTGTGATGGCGGGAAGGAAGTTGGCGGGGATGTTGTGGGGCGCGTCGTCGAAGACTTCTGTGCTCTCCACGCCCGAGTGAGCGTCTCCTACCGCGACACCGATGAAGTCGCCCCATCCATCAAGTGCCGCTTCTTTCGCGTCTTCGATGTCGTCGGCCTCAATGCGGCGAACGAAAGTGACCTCGCAGAGCATACGCTCGTGGATCAGGTAGTTTCCCATCTGGCTTTCCTCTCAGTGTGTGTGATGTCTGGAGACAGCGACCGGCTGGCCGCTGCCTCGCGTTATTAAGTTCCTTCGCAGGCGGGCGAAGTCAGGAGCCGTTGGCCCAGCCGGGGATCACGATCTTCTCTGGCATCCTGACGTGAGATGCCGTCGCGCCACGGGCCATCTTCACGAGAGACCATGCGCAAAGACGCATCTTGTAGGTCGTGGAAAGAGGGTTCCGGGCCAAAGCCGCGCTCAGGATACGGTCACGGGCCACGAGAGCCGGGCTCCCCTTTGGCCCATAGCCGCCGATCCACGCATCGGTGAAGTCTTCCACGATATGCGGCGCCGTCTGGCTGGCGATGTAGGTGCAGGCCCTCACGACGGAGCCCATGCCGCCCTTGGTGCTCTTGAAGTCGAAGTCTGTCATGGCGATGCCGGGATGATCTTCGTAGAAGTCCCACAACTCGGAGATCGTGTAGTTGCGAGCCGTGACGGCGGCGTGCCTCATGCACATGGCATAGCGACACGCAGATGCCACGCCGTAGGGGTCCTTGATGCCGTTGAAGCCGAAGTAATCCCCAGCGGACCTCTTGGCCCCCGTGTCGATGGTTGCCTTGGCCCCGATGTCGATGCCCTCAACCACGAGGGACTGGATGGGCGTGCTGCTCTTCACGACAGCCGCCAGCCGGTGCTGGCCGTCGATCAGCGTGCCATCGCAGTTGAAGCGAATGGCGTCGCCGTTCAGTTGCCAGTTGCCAGCGGCGATGTCCCTCGCAAGGGCGGCGACGTGGTTCTCGCGCAGCTTGCGGTTGCCAGTGTTGGCGGCGAGCATGGCTTTCGCCTTCTCTGGTGTGATCTCCTCAATGGAGACGTTCGGCCCCTTGACCATGTGTGGCCCTCCTTTGGGTGTCAAAGATGTTTGACAAGGGAACACCAAATGGTGCCCCCTTGCAAGGGCCTTTGTCAGGCCGCTTCGACAAGGCCGAAGACCTCGTCGTCAACCGTGTCGAGAATGGCAGCGGGGAAGGTGTCCTCGTCGTAGACGATGACGAACGGCTCCACCAAGCCATCGCCAACAGCACGGGTGAGTTCCTCCTCGGCGATGTTCACCGCGCAGAAGAAGTCTTCGGTCTCGGCAACGTCAGACCTCGTGTTGGTCGCATCGAAAAGAACCACGTAGAACATGGTCGATCCCTCCAGTTTGTGTGTGTGATGGAAGCAACGAGAGGCCAGACCTGCTGGCCCCTCGCGCTATTAAGTTCCTTCGCACGCGGCGAAGTCAGGGTCTGTCGAGAAGCACGTAGGTTCCGCCAGCGCGGTTGAACCGAAGGTCGAGGTCGAAGTCATTCGCGATGCACGAAATCGTGGTGAACAACTCCTCGCGTTTGCGTATCAGGGAATCCCGCAAGACGTTTGCCGGGTGCACGTCATAGCCCGTGGGGATTCGGCCATCGTCAAACTCGCTGTCGTCGAAGGCGTCCATGAGCGCGTCCGACGCCGCCTCGTAGGCAACGCTCAGTTGGTTGAGAGCAGCCACTCCCTCCCGCAAAGCGGGAAGGATGGCCATGAGTTCAGATGTGAATCGTGTTCGTGGCATGTGTGTCTCCTAGTATGCGCGTTTGACGATGGCCCACTCGGCGTCGCGGCCAGTTATGAGCTGACCGTCGATCATGAGGCTGATTACCTTGCGCTCAAGGTCTTCGCCGCTAGTGGGCGTGAAGATGGGCCTGCTCACCAGAATGAGCGGGTCGTCGGCTTCGCCGATGCCAAGCTGCACGTGGACAGTGCCAGACTTGCGGTGGTCGATGCGCTGGCAGTCTTTCGCGAGCGCCTCAAGGCGCTCGCTGCTGTCATACATATCGGCGATGTCGAAGTTGAGTTCGGTGATGGTTTCCATGTGTGTCACCTCCCTTGCGTGACGGTGTTGAGGACCTGACGTGTCCGCGCGTCGCGGATCTCCACGAAGGCGGAGCGGTTGGTGGCGATGGCCTCGCGTGCAAGGCGATGTGCCGCCGCGATGGTCTTGGCAGAGCCAAGCTTGACCGGAGGCTCGGTCGCGCGGAAGGCAATTGCGAAGAAGCGGTTCTGCATGGGGTGAAGGCGCTTTGCCATGGGTGTTTCCTTCGGGTGAGATTGGACACAAAAAAACGGCCCCCGAAGGGGCCGTTCGATCTTGCGTGGATGGCCGATCACTCAGCGGCGGCTTTGCCGCCCTGCATGAGGCCCATCATCACTTCGAGGCTGTCGCCGATACGGTCGAGACGAGTCTCGACGGTATCCATGCGCTTCTCGAACGTGTCCATGCGCTTGGACAGCGAGGCGACGGTCTGCTTGCCGCTCGTGGCCGGAGCCTTCGGCTCCGACTTGGCCTCGGCCTCGGCCTTGGCCTTCTTGGCCGAAGCCTTCGGCTTCGCGGCGGCGGTCTTCGGGTTGGCAGCCTTGGCCTTGGCCCAGTCGTCACGGTCGCCGGTGGACCGAGCCTTCACCCGAAGGGTGTCGCCCGCTTCCATGTCCACGGCTGCGTTCCGCCAGCGGGAATCGTCCTTGCGCTCGGCGCCAGCGCGGACGTGAGCGGCGATGGCCTTGCGGTCGGCGGCTTTGCCGTTGATCCAGAGTGCGCAGAGTTGCTTGAGCGGGGTGCCGAAGAACGGGTTGGTCATTGGGTAGTTTTCCTTGTGTGTAAGGTTGGGAAGCGAAGCTGGCTGACTGACCAGCCTCGCGGGATTAAGTTCCTTCAGGCGGCTGCGATGGGCTGCATCGTTTCTCCGTCCATGATCTTTGCTCCCAAGGGGAGCAGGGCATTGGTGGCGTGGTAGAAGGGCATCCGCATCTCTGGAAGCTCTGCTTCCGCCTTGTGGTAGTCGATGCTCCTCTCGTCTTCGACGAGCATGATGCCCATCTGCACCGACGCCATGAGATTGCGAGGATCATCATCTTCGATGATGCGGTCGGGGAAGATCAGGATAACGAGTGCGTTCTTCATTCGGTTCAAATCTCCGATTTGGTTAGCGAGGACCGACCACCGATCCTCGCGTGGTTAAGTTCCTTCAGGCGCTGATCTGGTCCACGACCCCGACCTCGGCCTCGTCAATCTCCACGAACCAAACCTCGCCTTCGGCGATGACGAGGAAGGCAAACTGGCGTGCCTCTTCGAGGCTCTCGAAGGTGCCAAGGTGTGCGTAGTCGCCTGCATCCGTGAGTTCGACCGCTGTAAACATCTGAAAAATCTCCGATTTCTGGCTCGGCACCATGCCGAAACCTCGCACCCTTAAGTTCCTTCATGCACACGATTGTCTTATGAGGACGAAAATTGTGCGATTTTGCGCGATATCGGCTGTCTGACATGTTAGCGCTAACATTTTGGGGCCGATCTCCCTTCTTGGGAAGTCAAAAGCCCAGCAAAATCAGCAGCTTACGGCAAATTTTGTCACGGTCGGGACGACGACGCCGTGCGTCGCGCGCGAAGACAGGGGGGCGCACCCCCTCGACCCGCCGCGTGGAGGCCCAG